ATACCTGCAACATCATCAATGTGTTCCATGATGGAATTGTTCGCCATGAACCGTGACTCTGATTTGAAGCCGCCTTGTAGTTCAGACAGCATATCCTTTAGGACTTGGACATTCTCCGCATCACCTGTGCTGGATGTGTCGAGCATAGAAATCTGCTTTTCAATGCCACGCAAATCTTTAAGTGATTTAGAACGCTCGCCTTTGCCTCGATTCTGGGACACCTTTTGAATCTGGTCTGCAATTGATTTCTGACTTGCATCCAATGTGTCGGCAAACCTTGATTGCTGCTTGGCAAAGTTTCGGTCAAAACTGTTGAATGCCCTTGATGCAGCATTAGACAGACGGTGTGCTTCGGCCATGTTTTTATCTGCAATGCTGGTTTGCTTCTGTGCCTCGTCAGTCGTCTTCTTGATGTTGGCTGCAATCTTTTCAAGGGCTTCGGAAGTCAGTTCGCTTTCTTGCTGTTCCATAGGTCAACTCCCGTTGTTATTTTTCTGGATTCGCTCCAATTCCATGTGAACAAATATTGACCGTTCAAACGGGATCATCATTTCCAAATCGGTTTTACTGTAGCCAAGCTTCATCAACTCAAAGTTGGTGCGATAGTATGATTCTAAACTTTCCTCTATCGCACTCAGCCTAAAAAATCATTCACATCCGTTAAGACTTCACTGTGATGATGTCCACACGCATCGCAATCAAACTCAACAGGCAAGTTGATCACTGGTGCAGATTTAATAAAGCTGTCAATTGCTTCCATCGCCTGACGTGGCAATGATTCAATAAACGTGTTGACTGCTTCTTCTGATGCATCCGCTGTGAAAAATACATTGTCACCAGTGATAACCGATTCAATGACTTTGTTGAACACTGCAAACGGATCTGCATCCCGCAATTCCATACCTTCGCCAAGTGTCAGATGACGCAATTTCATGCTGATCTTGTCATCAACTTTCACCACCGGATCAACTTCACCGTCTGGATGGACAACCACCATTTGTGTCAAATCAACCCGCACATCATTTGTCGAGCCACACTTGTATGTTTCACCATCTTTCTCGCGTCTTTCATTACACCGGAAAGTCAGATCAATTGTTTCGCCTTTCGACTTCATCCTGATGTGACTGAACAACCATGCAAAATCAACAGGACTCATTGCCGAAATATCCACATCATTGAAGGTGCAATTGTGCATCACCTCGTAGAGTGCTTCACTCTGAATCTGTTCATTTGCAGCCTCATCCTTGGTCTTGGATTCCTCTGCAATCAAGATCACCTTTTCTTCCTTGGATAAAAATGGTCTGTATTTAACCACATCCAATGAAATAGGTAATGTCGTGCTGTAAACTGGTGCTTCGCAAACTGGAAAACTCATTCTCTAACGCCTCTCATATATGTTACACTCTATTTCCACTTTCTAAAATTAAAAGTGGTGGGGAAAAATTGAACTGAATCGAACTGATCATAACCCAGTGCCACCTCACCAACAATGGCAGGATATGCCTCTATCAGTTCAACGGTTCGGATCACCTGTTGCCGCTTGTTCATCTGGTGTACAAAAATACTGGTGACATAATTTTCATAAAATTCAAACGTGCCAGTATTTATATCATAAATGGAGTTGCACCATTTCGTCATCAGCTTGTGTTCATCCTGTGAGCCAGTGCTGCGGAATGAAAACGATACAGGATTGAAAATAATATCATTAGGTAACTTGGTGATAGGGCCACCTTTTCGGTGGTCAAATGTTCCAATGGACAGGTTTGGCATCGATGCTTGGAAACATGAACGATTCAACTGACTCATTTCATTATCTGTCACAGCACCTTCCAACACCTTTGGCACACCAATATCGACTCTGAACCTGTTCGGCTGCACGAACTCAGTGAGGAACATTGCAGCAAAGGATTCTACTTCGGTTTGGATTGTGTCAATGACTGTGCCAGCACCATCTGAAATTGCTTGAAAACTATCGAGACTCATCGCATTGATCTCCTTGAATCTGCATAGACCTGCATTTTAGATTTGCCAACAAATTTAGCAATCGGCATGGAGATAATAAAACTCCATTCTGCGTTCGGGACTTTCACTAATTTACCACGGGTGTGTGAATACAAGTAGCGATGGACAGTGGGTGCAACCAAGCGATGCAATGATGCCTTCTTTAACAGTTCCCATGACAATTGAAGTCTGGCTTTCGGTAACAACTCTTTACGGCCATTGATCTTCATCAATTCATTCAGCAGAATAAACCGCATCTTGGGTGCAAGGTAATGAAAGTTCAATCCGATCCACCCATTGTTATACATACCGAATGGCATAACAAGAGGAAATCTGTCGTAAACGGGCAAAACTGCTTTATATTTTGGATCATAGCTGTATATGAACATACGCCCAACCGATGGCCTTGTGACCATGGTGCGCTTATCAATATCTTTATGCTTCAGCTTGTTTTCAAACCATGCCTCAGAGCGTCTGGAAGACCGTGCGAGTGAGTCAGGCTTTAAATCACCCAACACACCTGCAATACTGGTTTTCTTCTTTAAATTCCTCGGAGCCATGCAGCTATTTAGGAACCCAAGTATATTTGATGTGACCGCACCCATATAGCTGATGCCAGCCATGATTGGCTGCATTCACGGCTTCGGTTAGGTGTGGGTCAAAATCTGGGAATGTTTTGGCTTGTATGGATTTCTGAAACATCCTCCGATTCGACCACAAATCCTTTTTAACATAACTAAGGTCTGGTGGGCTTATACACCCTCTAACGAATCCAGCCGCCTCATATCCACGACCAGAGAACAATCTACGTTCACAGTACGTGAATAGTGGAACACCTAAAGCCTTAATCAGCCTACTCAGGCCACCTATGACAACATACCCAAGTTTAGTGGCATAACGTACCATATTACCATTAGCAGCCACACCTATAGTCGAAACCAACTCGCCATTGAAATATAACCCTAACTTATACTTACACCCACATGCACCCTGAATATGGTTATTGTTCACAAATGCTTGCCATTGTTTTAACGGGACAACACTGATAGTACATTTTCTAGCCATTATCCGTCCAGTGGTTTGACCAAGTGCGTTCGTAATAATAGATTCAACTATGTGCCGTTTTTCAAGCCATTCATCTGATCGCACAAAGACTAACCGATAACCAATATTTGCCATGTGGTTAAACTTATTTATATGTATTTTACGTGCCTGCTTGATGCCTATAAATTTACTCGAATGCCAGATGTTCCCATTATACTCGACAGCGATTTTTTGTTCAGGGCAAAGGATGTCAATTTCATGTTTGCCATTACATAAATCTGGCATCATGGAACGGGAATTTCGTACCACGTCAATATCTAAGGATTCAATGAAGTCACCTAAGTCCTTTTCACCTACAGACCCACCGTAACGCCAACATTTAGGGCAGCCAGAACCTTTCAGGTGACTGCTTATTTCCTGTGTAAAATCGCCATGCTTATTACATACCACATGCATCTTGTCTTTTATGGACGCATAGGACGTGAAATTAGAATAGTCGTATTTATCACCATGCACGTCAATTAAACGGCGCTTAATTTCATCGACCCCGATACGCAAGCCTAGTCTAGCACTGTCTACAGCACACGCAGGGCATCCACTACCCATTAAATGCCTGCTGGCATTCTGGTGAAACATCCCATGGATATTGCATCTAATACTCACACCACTATTCAGTGTGGTGAATACAGTGTCGGTGTAATCATATTTATCGGTATGTTTAGATTTAGCCCTATGGATGAATTGATCGTGAGTTAATGCCAACTTACTAGCTGTGGTGATAGTACCACATTCAGGGCATCCAGCACCGTTGATATGTGCGTTTGCAACCTGATTAAAGTCGCCATGCGTTCTACACGTTATAAGCACTTTACCAGATGAGAGTGTGTAGCTAGTTTTATCGTAGTCATATCTATCGCCATGCACAGATTTAGCCTTATGGACAAATGTTTCCGTGTCAGACCGCAATATTTCATGCACCTGTACTCGACCACATTCAGGACACCCAGACCCTTGAATATGATTCCCTGCTCCCTGTGAGAATACCCCATGTATGCGGCAGATTATATCAACCTTTTGGCTGACCCCATGGTACACTGTATCAGAGTAATCATATCGGGTTCCATGCTTGGCAACTGCATCACGGATAAATGATTTAGTAGTCTTTTTGCGAATCTTACGAATCTTGTCACCCTTACACTTTGGGCATCCTGCACCACGCCAATGGTTACTGGGTATCTGTGAGAATACTCCATGTATGCGGCAGATTATATCAACCTTGGTCGTGGAATCGATGTATTCCACCAGAGAGTAATCGTAACGATCCCCATGAACTTTGATACCCCGTGAAATACTATCTTTAAGTGTTATTTTTCCCATTCACGTATTATATACGATACACGTTGTAAATCCACCTATTTCTTGTATTTTTCTTTCAATTGATCTTGCTTGTACAGATCATCTTCACTCAACACTTTATCGAATGCTGCACGGACTTTTTTAATTGAGCGTTCAAATGCAATCACAGTTTTATTGTCTCCGCCTTTGGATTTGCGGAATGCAACTTTTTCGCTGCTCATCACAAGATTCCGCTTGCGTGGCTTAACAGAAATACTGATGCCATTGAGGTTGCTCAACTCAAACAGTCCATCGGGTAGCAATTGGATGTTGTATGTGCAGCGAAGTGGATCATTCTGACGGATGTGGTTTGTCTGATCTGCAAGGTCGTTGATGATACCACATTTAACCCAGATAGATTTACCATCAGATAATGCAGTCGCTGTCACATCGAAAAATCCATTAGGAAAATACTTGCGAAAGATTGGTGTCAGTAGTCCTTTGAACTGCTCAATCAAATCGTTATCGACACCAGACGCTTCGTGAATCTTCACTGGCGTGCATTCATCTAAAAATTCTGTAAATGTTGCTGCTTCTGACATATCATTTCTCCGTTGTTTGTTATTTAGCTTCTGGATGAATACTAATAAATTCTAATCAAGATGTAAAGCTTTAGAATTGCCGCATGTTTTTAGGACGCTTCTTCAAGCCGAGATCGAACTCATCAAATACTGCGAAATCCATGCCACGATTTTCTGCATAGATTGCGGCTTGTTCCCATTTAGCCTGATTCACCAGATATGTCTGAACTTCCATGAGATGTTTCCGTGACCTGCGCTTTGGCATCTTCGGGGGAAATCGCTGTGCATGTGGTTTGATTTCAACCAGCTTCTCTTTTACTTCACCCGACTTGGTGCGGTATTGCAACCAGAAGTCCATGAAATAACGGTGCTTCTTTCCATCCACAGGTGATATGTAGGGGATGACAACCTCTTCGGAGTTCCATTTCAAGATTGACGACAATTGATCGCATTGCTGCATCATCGTCAGTTCCCATAGGGATCGATAGGTTATCTTTCGCCAATCACCTTTATATTTGGATTTATTCTTCGGTATGAATTTACCTGAATAAGCCATCGGATCAAGCCACTAATCCAAGCATGTCTAAAATATTGCTCGGGCTAGTGGATGATTGAGACTGGGTTGGTGTTTCTGTTTGGTGAACACGTTCTGAACCTGCTTTAAAATAATCTGCATCCATCTCAATGCCAATGAACTTCCTGCCTGTGTTGACACAAGCCACGCCAGTCGAGCAAGATCCAAATGTGAAATCAAGAACCGTGTTGCCCTCGTTGGAATAAGTTTCGATTAAATCTTCTAACAAATGAACTGGTTTCTGTGTCGGGTGAATGTTTCCGCTATCCTTTTTATATTCCAGCACATTAGATTTATATTTTTCACCTTGGCGTAGGTTGAAAGCCCGCTTGAAAGCACTATCTATTTCAACCAGTTCGGAAAAAGGTTTGAATCCTGTCATTTTATCAATTTGGAAATGTTTGTTGAGTAAATCATAAGCGGTTTCCGTACAGAGTCCAAACTGAGTAGAATCTATCCTAAAGAAGTGGTCTAGTGAGCCACCAACAATATCTATAACATATTTCTTAGATGCGCCTATGAACTCCAATACCGATTTAGCATATAGTCGCAATGGATGCTGGTTCAATGTGTCATACTTTTTAAAGAACACGCATATATCTTCAGTGTAGCTTACTGGCGCTTTATTTGCAAGCAGGCAGTTCGCAAAGTGCGATTTTAGCCATGTCAGCCTGTATGAGAAAGGTAGGTTCGGGTGAGTGTCGGTTATGATTTTACATGTGTATGGATCTTGTGAAAATAGTATCATTGCACCGTTGACTCGCAGGATACGATTACACTCACCCATAAGCATCTTATGATCTATTGTGTTATCCCATGAGATATTCCCCATGTTGTCCCGATATTTATCGACTCCTGCTCCTAACCCATTAACTGTCCCATAAGGCGGATCTGTCAGGATTAAGTCAACTGAACCGTCTGGAATCTCTTTCATTCGCTCAAGGCAATCACCTTGCATTAAATTTATCATTTCTCTACCATCTATCCTTTAGGATTCTCTACACAAGTTGAAGCCATCAGCTAAAGAATCTCTTTGGCGGCTTAGGGCGTTCTAATGGAGACACCTTGTCACACTTTTTGCCCATAAATTCACAGCAACATCTTGCACCAATTCCGAAAATTGATCTCGGCATGTCTTCATTGGTACACCATGCACGCGAATCATTGAATTTACAATTGACGTTCTTTTGCATTATTCCGTGCGACTCAGCATGTGCCAGTTCAGCAAGTCTCTGGTTTCGATGATGTTCACCCCATTGTAACTGTTTCCATTGGATGGATCATGTACAACTTCGCCATCCAGATTCATCAGAACCGAGTGTGTGACAAACTCATGGTTCAAGCTGTTGACACTGGCCATGATGATCCCGTCAATGGAATCTTCCATGATTGGCAGGTGTCGAAACCCCTTGGCCATGACATCCGGTGTGTCACCCACCTTGAGTGCATATCCTGTACCATCAAATTGAATATTATGGAATGATAGAAAATGTGTGTAGATGGTGAACCAGTTGTCATATCGAATGAAATGAGGTACTTGGTCAATGTGCAACTCAAGCAGTGATGCAACAGTGGCACGCTGGCAATCACCAAACCCTGCATCTGATATTGTTTGATAGACTTTTATCATAGTTCATCCGAGTGGTTAATTATATTCATGGCCAAGCAGGTTGCCACCACAAGTCCTACACATATTAAGATTATCATTGTGCGTAAATGAACGAGCCATCAAGTTTGTTCCGCATCAAGAAAGATGGTGTCTTGTTCGACTGGCTCCACTTCTTGATGCCACGAATAAAATCATCATCCGAGCCAGTCAATGTGTTCCACTTGTCACCCTTCTTTCTCGCCTTGGAAATCTTGGCGAATGTTTCACAGTCACAATCGAAATATGGATCTTCACCATATTTACCCGATGGCTGAATATTGGCTGGTTTATCATAGCCTGCTACATTACCGACAACTGAACCCATTTTTAATACTCCCGCAGCATGGAACGTGGCAGACTGTATCTTTCACCAGTCACAGCATCCACAACTTCGCATGATAATTTTGTTTCACTGCAAACTGTCACCAACCCAGAACATTCAACCAGATCGTCTAGGATCGATGTGTTATCAACATAGCACCTCTGCCATAGGAGAGATGGGTGGAAGCCCTCTGTGACGAGATTATCCATGCTGCTGTCGTAGTTCAGCAACTCTATCTCAAGGTGTTCGGCAAGAAAGGATGAATCGACATCATCTGGTGTGATATTGCACTCTTTCAGCAACACAAGTGCCGTGGTGAATGCACCCAACTTTGTCTGGCCAAATGGAAGTTTGTCTGTGATGCGTTTGATGTTCCTGATCAACACATTGTACATTGGCATTGCTGCCTTTTCTTCACGGGTTTTACTTTTCTTCAGCGTCTTGCCATTCTTGTCGATCAATCCAAGCTTAAATGCATCCCATTCAGGCCATGGAGTGGCCAGCAGTTCAACGAACTTATATGCAAGGAATATTTCTAACGCTGAAGTTGGCATTACTGTTCGTCATCCCCTAAAATTCGTGCAATCTCTAAACCAAGTTTGGTGAGGTAAAATAACCCATCTTCACCAACTGGCTTGATGATACCACGCTCAGCCATCAGATCAATATCAACATCCATAGGATTGTCTGATGTTGCCTGTTCAAGTTCAGACCGATTGAAATCAATATTGAGTACAAGGTGGCGTTCCTTGAAGTTCAAATCCTTGATTGCTTTATCTGCATCCTTGATTGCTTCTTTGGCTTCGGCTATAAATTTCTTCAGGGTTACATACATAACCCCTATTTAGACGTTCCACTAAGCTAGCTGTAGCTGGCCTGCCAATCTTCATGTGAATCAAATTTTCCGTGATAAATTTTACCTTCAAATTTCAACACATAGTCGTTCCATTCCAGCGATGGGTTGAACCCTTGGCTGTATGGGTTGACCCCAAGCATATCCACACCGTAATATTCTGCAATTTCTGCTGTCCCACCGAAGCATTGAAGGTTGTTATCCGCTAGGATCTTGAAGCCGTGATTCAACACATCGACAATCATATCACGCTCATAGACCATAGTTAGTCTGCCACTATGTATGAAGTTGTGACAATAATGGCACAGGGGTTCAATGGATTCAACCTCACACACGCCAGTCATGTAATCGATGTTCCAAAACTCGTGACATTCAAGCCGCCGATACTTCTTGGCCTGTGATGCGAATACACCACAAGCGACACAGTGATGACCAGACCTATCCAATGATTCATTTCTGATCTGCTCCCACCATGCACGACCCTTTATGGTTCTTGGGTTCAACCCATGTAATGGCTTTGGTATGTGTGGGTGTGTCAATATGTCAGGGCGCAGGACAAGTTCCTTTGGCCTAGACCGACCCCAACCCGCAGGTGGCTTACTCACCAGCTTCATCCATGTTATCACATATCGCATCAATAATGTCAGTGTATTCAGAAAATGAACCATCGTTGTGGATGATGTAATCGTTCAGGTGGTCTGGGTAGCCTAATTCAGATGGATGATTCCACCACTCATAGACACCAAACCAACTCAACACCTTGGCCTTTATGGATTCAAAGAATTTGGGGTGGTGTTCTTCGGATGGTCTGATAATTTTGATGAGTGTTCCACCCATAGAATTGATCCATTCAGCCTCATTCTGGAAACGGCAATCTGGAATGATGATTGTGGTGACACCATCGGCAGCAAGTTTCTTGACTTCTAAATCAAATCGTCTGATCCAAAAGTCATCATAGAAAACTTCTCTAGCACATTCAGTCCCGAATTTCTGTAGAATGTCGCGGTTTGTCATGCCCCAGTTGGAGTTGATTGCAAGCTTGCCTTCATGTGAGTAGAATGTTTCAAGCGGTTCACCAAACATGATGGCGACAGCTTCTTTTAATGGATCTGCAAACGAACGCACTGTTGCATCATATCGAACCTGAATCCTGCTGCTTGCAGTATCTTTACCTGATCGCATCTTTCCTGATATGCCAATAATTCGCATCACGAAACCCCATCAGCGAAATCAATCGCCATCTGTTTTGCATCAGACAAAGTTTTAGCTTTCCATTCACCACGACCCCATGTGTCAGGGAATGCCTCGAAGATGGACGATATTTGGCCACGGAGTTTCTCGTTTGGAATTGTGTCGTCGTATGTCCAGAACACCCGAACACCTTCCTGCATGATACCAGTGTGAATTTCTTCTTCGCGTTCGCAATCCCATTCCATCTGTTCTTCAGTCACAATCTCACCACGGACTGCAAGCTTGCAGGAATCTTCCATGTCCGTGTCACCATAGAACCGCATACGATCTTGTAGGAAATCTTCCTTGTCAGTGGGCATATATGCACAATCACCACGTTTCACTTCAGAACCGACACCGAACCCTGCAATACACCTGTGCGACCAACCGAACCATTTCTGTGACTTTGGGTTGAACCCGATGTTTGCTGTGTGTTCAGCGACACCGTATGCATTCTGAACCTGCTCACTGATACCATGATGAAGATAAACACCACATATCTTCTTTTCTTGACCTGTGTGGCAAATATACGATGAATCAATTCTCGATTCACGGACTTCTATTTCATCACCACAAATACTTCGCTTGCTGATAACCGTGTTACGGTCAAGCCACTCTTCCATCACCTTTCTTGTTAAACGTATCTTTTTCATATCTCGTCTCCTAAATTACAAACCCATCCATGCCACTATTTCTATCACGTTTCTTTTTCCATCCAGAGTTCATTCCAACAGAACTTTCATCCTTGCTGTCTCTAGTGAATGTTTTAGTCCGTGGTCTGCCTGCTTCCACTTCGTTAGATAATCCGATTGCAGCACTTTGCTCAATATCAAACAATTGCATCTTGGCCTTGTTGATTCCAAGCATAAATTTCTGACATTGCGTTTCATCTGAATATCTATTTTTCAATTGCTTGAACATAGCCTGATCAACCTGCGCCATTTCATCTGTGATAACAATCCCCAGAAAGAAATCAGCAGTTGCAGGAAGACCCCATGATTCTGATGTCTGATTCAATGCAACATCACTGCCACCAGATGCACTCCTGTTCGATTGCGTGGCTGTGAAGCCTACCACATTATGACGAACAAAGAATCCACGCATTTCTTCAGCAATCATCTTGACGTAGGTGTATGAATTTGAGTCAGCCTTCACCCTTGTTGATGAGCAGATGTTTATATAGTCGATGATGATAATATCAGGAATAAATCCACTCTTTATTTTCAACTCATTAACCAGTTGATCAAAGTGGCCTGTGTTGGCTTCACCAGTCGGGAATTGTTTGATGAACAGATCCCCACTCATTTTTTCCTGTAATTCACCAACGCGTCCCATGAACTCTTGCTTGCCCAACAGCATCAGTTTGTCGATGGTGATGTTCATCAGATTTGCATCGATTCGTTTTGACACTTCTTCTTCTGCCAATTCCATGGTGATATATAAAACATTCTGACCTTTGGTTAGGTATGATGCCGCCAAGTGGCACAGTGTCCCAGATTTAAACCCACCCGTTGTTCCCATGAACACGTTCAGCGTTTTCCTCGGAAACCCACCTTTCGTGATATGATTGAACATTTCAATATCACAGGGCAGTCTGGCTTCAACCGAATGATACGATTCAAAGCGATCATTCGCATCTTTCAGGTAGTTATGCCCGATTGAATGATCGAACGACACAGCCAACGCATTCGATAGAAGTTCAGGGATTGCAGTCGGTAAAAGACTTGTCGTTCCATCTGCAATAGCTGCTGATTCAATCAATGCATTTGTTATTGCCATGTTGCGACAATGTGTTTCGCTCATTTCCAGCAGCCACTCAGGGTCTACACTATCAGATGATTGATAT